AAGTTTATCATTAAGACCAATCATAGACCCGTCTTTAAATAAGTATTGTGCCCAGGTTTTCTCTTCCTCAACACACCTCTTGAACATTTGTCTTACGACTGGTTCTTCTTCCTTAGCGATCTCTGCCATCTCTGGGTCATCTCCTTCACGCCATTTGTTGAGGATGTTTTGAGTAAGGACAAGATGCTGGTTTTCGTCTCTGGCGATGAGAGAGATAATTTTAGCGGATCCCTCCATAAGCTTGAGTTCACCAAACGCAAACGAGCAAGCAAACGAGACATAGAACCTGATTCCTTCGAGGATGTTGACATTGGCAATCGCTCTATAAAGTTTACGCTTTAGATTATAGCGTTCTGAGATACCCAGATCAACCCCATCGTTAGCAAACTCCCACAAATTGCCATTGCCATACTCCTGAGCAAAGTGAATGAAATCGTTGTAAGATTCTGTAACTGAAGAAGCACGTGAGAGAATCCTATCGTCATCAAGGATTGTATCAAATACCTCAGCAGGGTCTGAGTATACATTTTTAATTACGTATGTGTAGGAGCGACTATGGATCATCTCCATAAACTCCCATACAGTCATAGCAGATTCTAGTTCAGGTAGTGAACAGTAAGGGATGAAAGCCATCCCAGGACCACGCCCTTGTACACTATCCAACATGATCTGGTACTTAAGATTGCTGGTAAAAATGTGCTTCTGCTCAGGGCGTAGTGTCTGATAGTCCGCACGATCTTTCTGCAATGAAACTTCTTCTGGTCTCCAGAAGTAACCCAACTGTTGTTGGGTCAACTTATCAAATACTGGATACTTAAAACTGTCATACCTCTGAACTCCCAGAGGTTTACCGAAAAACATCGGTTGCTTTTTCCTGTCTACTTTTTGGGTGTTAAACACCGTCATCCCTTTTACTTGGTTCTTGTCAGATTTTACAAGATTCACAGTCGTCCTCCTCGGTGTTTTCTAGTTCTGCAAGCATGTTTTCTAGTGCTTCTTTCTTTTCGTCTAGCAAATCGTCTCCTTTTTGATCGTATGTATTCTGATAATAAGATGTCTTCCAACCGTACTTATATGTAGTCAATAGATCTTGTGCAATGACCTTCATTGGGACTTCGTTGTCTGGATAGTTTTCTGGATTGTAACTCCAGTTTCCAGAGATTGCCTGGTCGAAGAACTTTTGAATGACTGCCACAACATTGATGTACCCAGAATTATTAGGCATGTCCCAGAGCAGAGTATAGTTATTCTTAAGAGAATTGTATTGAGGTACAACCTGTTTAAGCGGTCCCTTCTTGCTCTTCTTAATGGACAGGTATGCTCTAGGTGGTTCAATTCCATTAGTTGCATTTGACACAACGGAACTACTCTCTGAAGGCATTTGTGCGGACAATGTGCTGTGTCGTAACCCGTATCTTGTGATGTCATCCCGTAGAGAATCCCAGTCATAGTTGTACTTTGGTGCTACCAGTTCGTCAACGTCTTTCTTGTATGTATCGATAGGGAGAAGACCATCGTAATATTTTGTACGATTGTATGCATCACATGCACCTTTCTCTTTAGCAAGTTCATTAGATGATTTAAGGAGGAAATACTGAAATGCTTCAGTCAGTTCATGCACTGCATACAATGCTGCAGGGTCATCATATTTGTGACCAAGTTTTGCCAAATAGTGAGCAAGACCAATAAAACCTACCCCAAGTGATCTACGTGCCTTTGTAGCACGTTCTGCTGCCGCTACAGGGTATCCCTGATAGTCAATCAGTTCTTCCAAACCACGAACAGAAAGATCACAAAGTTCTTCCATCTCATCAAGGTTCTTCAACTTACCTACATTGATAGCAGACAAGATACAAAGAGCAATTTCTCCATCAGCATCATCAATGTGACGAATAGGATCTGTAGGCAGGGTAATCTCCTGGCACAGATTACTCATATTCACCTTGTCCTTGAAGGAAGAGTGTGAATTGCAGTGGTCAATATTCATAATGTAGATACGACCTGTCTCTGCTCTTTCTTTCAGGAGCGAGAGAATAAGTTCTTGAGCATTGACAACCGTTTTTGGAATCGATTCATCAGATTCATAACGCTTATAGAGACCATCAAAACGATCAGTCCCAAAAGCATCGTACAAACCTGGGACATCGTGAGGACTGAATAGTGTGATGTCTCCATTCTGGATGAATCTTTCGTAGAAGATTTTACTAAGTTGGATTGAGTAGTCGAGTTTTCTGACACGGTTATCTTCCGTTCCTTTGTTGTTCTTAAGTACAATGATATCCTCTATTTCTTGATGCCAGATAGGAAAGTGGACAGTCGCTGACCCACCTCGGATGCCGTTTTGTGTGCAGCATCGGACAGTTGACTCAAACTTTTTGAGGAAGGGGACCACACCTGTGTGTTGAACCTCTCCGCCTCTGATTTTACTGTTGACGCCACGGATCCTACCTGCGTTGATACCGATTCCCGCCCTTTGTGCAACGTATTTGCCAATTGCCATATCACTGCTAAAGATAGAATCGAGGGTGTCATCAATATCAACAAGAACACAGCTAGCAAACTGTCGAAGTGGAGTTCGCACCCCTCCCATGATAGGTGTGGGAATGTTGATTTTGTGTTTGGAGATTGCATTGTAGTATTTTCTGATGTAAGACAATCTAAACTCTTTAGGATATCGTGCAAAGATGGTTGTAGCAATCATCATGTACATGAACTGAGGAGTTTCATACACCTCACCTGTGCTACGATCCTGAACGAGATATTTGTCAACTACTTGACGAAGACCTGCATATGTAAACAGAAGATCACGATCATGATCAATCCACTCACCAATAGTATTGAGTTCTTCCTCAGTATAGTTATTTAATACTTCAGGATCATACACACCTTCTTCTACACATCTTGTAATTTGAGCATAAAATGTAGGGTGATCCCATGTAAGACCAAAGAGTTGCTTACGAAGTCCAAACAAAAGAAGACGAGCAGCAACAAATTGATAGTTTGGATGCTCTTCATCAATCAAATCACTAGCACTACGGATCAAAATCTCCTGGATTTCTGAAGTGCTGATGCCATCATAGAATTGAATTCCTGATTGAATCTCAACCTGTGATGCAGATACTCCTGCCAGTCCCTGACAAGCAGCATCAACCATGATGTGCATTTTCTCAAGGTCGATGTTCTGTACACGACCGTCTCTTTTCTTTACCTTTAGTCCGTTGCTCATACTTTTTTCCAGGATGTTAGTTTAAGGGTTGCTTGTAGTCCTTGGTAGGTATTGGATTCTACCATATTCTGTACGTCATGTCCAGCTAGTGTCATGTCGTTTAAATCTTTTTGTGTTATGTGACTCGGGAAGATTACTACCTTGTCTCCTTTCTCAATTGTTGCTGCAATCTTATCAACAATTTGTCTTGATCGTGGTTCGTTGTCGAAAACCCAGACCCTATCTCTATAAGGTACAGTGCTGTCGTTAACATCGCTACCACACATAGCAATAGCGTTGGTAAGGAAATGACTGTCAAAGGGTCCTTCGGTGATGTAGACGGTTTCTTGTTCATTTGCCCTGTCCATTCCATATAGTTTTGTTTTGCCCTCGTCGAGCATCACAGTGATGTATCTGATTTGAGAATTAGGATAGATAGACCTTCCTTGATATCCAAAGGTGCCGTCCTTATCTCTCAGGGGGATGATAATTCTGGATTCATCGTATCTCGTATCCTTGAACACCTGTTTATGTGTGTTTGTCCATGCCTTGAATTTAGGACAATAATAGAATTCTTCAGGTGGTAACTTACGTGCTTCAAGGAACTTGCGAGCGACATGTGATTTATTTAGATCTGACACTTTTTGCAGATCTGAAAATATGTTCTTTTTAAAACTTGGTTTCTCGAACTTAAAATCTGGCAATGGGATCTTAGTTCCTTTGCCACTAGACCCCTCCCTGTAACACTCCAGAACATACTCCTTGTACAGTCCCTGATCGTTGTCTTTTAAAAAATTTGCAAGGGTTCTCCCCACACCACAGTTGTGACACTTGTAGATGTAGGATCCTTTTTTCTGAAAGAAATACCCCCTTGCACGATTCTTGTTCTTCTGTGAATCGCCACAATAGGGGCACCTAAAATTATAGGTGGTGTTGGATTTCTTAAACTTTTCTAATCGACCAGATACCAGAGAGATGTATTTGGTATCAAGATAAAGCATTTACGTCAGGCATTTTCATAATGATAGCAGCGTTTGCTTGAGGTGTCAACACCCTTATCATAGGTGGAACCACTTGTAGCACTGTCACTATGGTTGCCAATACAGCACCAGCACCAATTACAAACTTAGCATTGGTGTCTACTTTTTTTTGAAGAGAAGTAATTCTGGTATGAATAGTTTCTGTGTCCTTTTCATGACGCTCTTTCATCTCCTCAAGCATCTTGAGGATTAATTGATCAGCACGTTCACTCTCATCCAGACGATTCTCATGTCGTTCTAGAATAATAGCAATTTTATTACTATTCTCAGAAATAGTACCTACTGCCTTCTCAAGTTTATCAAGCATCTCTTTAGAAAGATCCTCATAAATGCTTAGTTTAGATTCTAGTACGGCAAGTTTGCCGAAACCAAATGCCATCAGAGTGTCTCAACAAACGAGGATGCTCTCTCAAAATTCTCAGAAATCATGTTTGCAAATTTGTCCTGGTTCTCTTCAGACATTTGTAACCAGGTCTTCAGAAACTTCTCCTGCTGTTCTTGTGACAGTGTAGCAAACTGTTCGTTCAATTCAGCAAATACACCTTGCCAATCAAAACTTTCTTTCTTATCTCTCGATGCTGACGCCTTGTTAATATCTTTGGCGACATTCTTTTGACGCTCTCCCGCTTTCTTCTGGTAGTCCTTTGCTTTTGCTTTTGACAACGCAGCAATCTCTTGCTTGCGGTTTGCCGCACGCTTCTCACGTTCTTGTTTCTTCTGAAGTTTGCGTTTAGTTTGAATCATACGCATAGCAGACGACACTTCTGTGTTTTGGTTGTCTGCCTCAGAGATAATGTTTTGGTCTTCCATGGTTTCTTCTTTTAAGCGAGCGTTTCTAATCCTTTGAAAAATATCTGTTTTAAATTTACGCTTCCTCTTTCTAACGGGAGGTTCGTCAGGAGGAAGACCAGCGATTGCACCACTAGATGCACTCATCGTAGGCACTTCTTCAGTGTATACCCTACCATTCATTTTTAAAGTGAACACCTTCATAGATCTTGCAATTGCTCTATACAATATTTATCTAATTTTATATGATCCAAAGTAGAACAGATGGGATATCTATTCAAATACACCATGAAACTTTTCAATATGGACCAATAATCATTTGAAATTTTATAGAACAGCAAAGGTGTTGCTGCTTCACCAAATACATTGTAGATGATGATCATATGATTTAAAATCAAATGCAGTTTAAGGTTGCCCGTCTTGACATATGTCTTGAGCAACCTCTTCAAATATTTAAACCGTTTAAGATCATCATAAAAGTCCTCTTTGGTTACTGCTTGAGGATTATCATAATATTTAATAGCAAAAAAGAGGTAGTTATCCTCGTTCAACTCAGTAAACTTCATACATTATCAAGAAATAGTGAGGGTCAGGTCAGTACCAGATCCACCAGCACCAATGGTCTTACCAGCAAATGCATCTTCAGCATCAACAGAAGTGCCCTTATCCTTAACAGCACCAGAACCACCGATGGTTTGGTCAGCAATAGAAAGAACTTCTGCCTGAGAAGGAACAGTAAAGTCAAACTCAAGACGGTTTGATCCAGTTCCACGTGCATATGTTGCGGTGATAGCACCAGTTACAGAACCAGTAACTGCAAGAGTTACAGTACCAGTGACATCAACTTGCTCGTTGTAGATAACAACAACGGTTCCAGTGTCGCCTTGTGAAAGTGCTTCCTGCTCAAAGAATACAGCAGTAACGTCTGCCTCACCGAGGAGAGTTGTTGCAGAAGTACCACCAGCGAGACCGCCGATTGCTACCAGGAGTTCATCCCAATAACGTGCAGTTGTCTTGTCAGTACCCTTGTAGTGGCGAAGGACCCATCCTTGCTCAGTCGCAAAGCAATCTTCAGCAAGACCATTCTTATTCACACGGTCCAACCACTTTGGTTTTGATTCGTCCGATTCGGTTTTTCCCCAGAGAGGCATTGTTAAACTCCTAATATACGTGTTGATTGCGTTATAAAGATATTTATAAAAAAAGGAGGGTTACCCCTCCTCAGGATCAACCTTCCTCAGATGTTGGGGGAAAGAGTGCTGCTTCCAGTGCTGCAACTAATTGATCATCTACCGTGTTATCAGTTCTCGATACTGCTTTTTTTGCAAGTCCAATCAGAAATCTTTTGATGATTTCATCCATGTTTTCGGGGATTGCATCAACTGCAGCGTCGATGACTTTGATTGCTAATGGGAGTAGAAATTTTACCATGATTAAAAAATACGGGTTATCTTATATATCAAAGATAACGTGACTTTAACTCATCAATGTTTGCTCTGAGGATTGCAAGCGATTCAGTTACACCATCCTGATACTTAACACGCTTGACCTTAGTTGCTTTCTTAGCAAGTGCCTTCTCAGATCCATCATCTTCTTTGTCACATCCACACTCTTCCTTAACTGCTTTATCAGCACCTTTCAGTTTCTTGTTCTTGTCGAACACTGACATAGGATCGGTTGCATCATCAATTGAAGGATTAACTTCTACACCCTTAACATCCTTCTCAATAAGTTCAGTTCTCCAATCAGAGTATCCCTCTTTCTTGGTGCCTTTCTTTGCTTTGATTGCTGCACTAACTGCAGCACGTCTCTTAAGAAGATAGGAATCAGAAGAATCCTTATCACCATCGTTGTCAACGTCTCCGTCTTCTTTACCGACAGGATCAAGTTTCTTCTTCTCCTCTACATACTCGACTTCTTCTTTCTTTGCTGTCTTTGCTGCCTTTTTAAAAGCATCTTTTGCAGGGTAATCGTCGTCGCCTGGTTTCGCAGGAGATTCTCCACGCTTTCTCTTAGCATGGATATTGGCGTATAGTCCCTTCTTACCTTCTTCAAGTTCTTCTTCCTCTTCCTTAACACAATTAGGAACTGACTTACCACCTTTCATTTTAGTTCCTTTTGCCTTGTAACCATCCCAGCACTTAGAAGCACCGACATTCTTACGTGCTTGCTTCAGTCCCTCAGACAGTTCTTCACCAGAAACAATACTTGCATACTCAGCAGCAAGGTCTTGCATCTTTTCTGTCCCGAAGGACTCAAGAATACCTTCAATCACATCCCCATCGAGGATAATCTTATCCATCTTTGAAGCAATTTCCTGCTGCTCTGCTAGAGATAAACCCAGCATCCACGCAGACAATCTTACATTAGCAGTCATCGTCTCTTCTTTAATCGGTTTAGTTTTATTTATACGTCTATTTACTTCAGCAGGTTTTTTCCACATATCGTAATCATGTCCAGGAGTCATTTTCTCCAAGAATTTACGATTAGCATCAGTTCCTACCAATCGATGGTCAGCAGTAGCACCAGAATCATTCCATTGTTTGTACTCTTTGATATCACTCACCCATGCTCTAAACATGTCGCCATCATCAGACAAAGCAATTACATAATTTGGTCCACGTCTGTGTACTTTTCCTACATCACCATCTGAATTCTGTACATATGAACCAACCTCGTATAGATTTCCATGTCTATACGAGGTCTGTTTTGCTTGCTTGTTAAAATTACTAAAGTCCATCAATAGATGTTTTATTATTATTTATAACTCTGGTAAAAACTCAACAGATCCTTTGATCTCAGATCTAGGCATTGCCTGTACTCTCAATCCAGGAAATCTATAAGCGTTTCTTACTTTTCTATAGAATGAAGATTTAACAGAGAAGAATGGATAAGCATTTCTAGGAACTTCTGACAAAGTTGTAATAATACTACTACAATTAATTCTAGCTATATTATTTTTAAGCAAACATGCTCCTGGAAATTCTGCACTAACTACAGCACCTTGTCCAAGAATATCACTTCCAAAAATAACAGTAGAAGCATCTTGAATACTACACCTATATGCTAATTTAACTGTAGTATCCGTTCCTTTCCTAACAACTTTATACTTTGCTCTTCCACCATCAACATATGCAATAACATCAAATGGTCTACTGGAAGGAGCAGTTCCATTCAAATTGTCCATAAGATAACCAAGAATCTTTTCAGATACTCTATCACCAGCAAGTGAATCTGCAGATTCCCAAGCACCAAAACTTCTTTTCTTTAAAGAAATATTATAGGTGCCTCCAGCATGAATGATTCTGATATCAGTTTTAGGTTTTGCCCCTGACCCACTGCCAGTTTGTCCACCTACAAATAAAATATCAGTAACCCCCTTTAGTGATATGGTTTTACCAACAGAAACAAGGGAGATTTCATCAAACCTATCCTTGTTTCTAGAGAAGAAACTGTATGCAGCATTCTCATTACTATCACTTACTGTTCCTTGCTTAATTACTCGCATGGGTTTTTGCAAGTATTTATCTTATTATTACCGATCGCCTGCCTTACGGTTCTCAGAGAAGTAAACATCAAACGTTCCTTCAGGATAACGCTTCTCAAGTTTCTTAACATTAGTGGCAATCACATCATCGAATGATACCTCAAGTGCCATACATGCCTGAGCAACGTACCACATGATATCACCCAACTCAATAATAAGATGCTCACGGTTATCTTCATTCCAGGGTTTTCCTTGGAATACCATCTTCTTAATGATCTCAAGGAATTCACCACCTTCAGCATTAATCCCAACACCACTAGTAAGGAGACGCTCAATATTGGCACCCTCACGATCCAACTCGCCAATACGATCAGCAAAATCAACAAAGTTCGTTGAGCACTCTGAAGTAACTGCAGAAACAAACTGCTCATACCGATTAAAATCAATGTGCTTAGTCAAAATTAAATCCTCCAAATTTGTTTGAGTTAGTAGGTGGTTCATCGTCATTGTTACCTGCGTCGAGGAAGTTGTCCTGAGCAGATTGCTCACAATCATACAACCTCATCTTCGCTCTGTCAATACCCACGGCGAACCTTTTATTAACCGTGAGATCGTTGTATCTATTCTTTAATTGTTTTACTAGTATCTGCCCCAGTTGCTCTGACTCTTCAGTGCTAATAAGGGCAAACATAAGATCAGCAGTAGCAGGGAGACCAAAGGATTCAGAAGTGTCAGTAAGGTCAACATCAGTGCTACCATAACCAGAACGAGTGGTTTGAGTAGCAGAGACGATTGGCACACCTTGTTCCACAGCGAGACCACGAAGTTCTTCTGCAATACCTTTAACCAAGGTATATGAGTTGACAAAGTTTGCTTTGAATCTCTGCGAAGTGCATATGTTAAGGTAATCCACAAAGATAATATCGGGTCTAAAACTCCTCTTAAGAGACAGATCGTTAAGAAGAGACCTAAAATGTCCCACATGTGCAGATGCAGTAGGATATTCTTTAATGATAAGTTTACCATTTGTCTTCTTCATCAGATTGGTAACCTTGCTCTCATATAACTGCTGAGGTAATCCAGCAAGGTCTTGAATTGGTACACTCAACAGATTAGCATCAATACGTTCTGCAATCTTTTCTTCTGACATCTCACATGTGATGTACAGAACATTCTTCCCTTGCAATAAAGTCGCTGCTGCCACATGACACATGAATAGGGATTTACCCACACCAGTGCCTGCCAGAGCAACATTCAATGACTTGTTAGTAAGACCACCTTTAGTAATCTTATTGAACATTGCCAAGTCAAAAGGAATCTTAGTTTCTACTCTGTTGTAGAAATCGAATCGCTCTTGATAATCATCTAGGTAATCATGACCAATCTTATTGTCAAAAGAAACAGAGATAGCATCAGAGAGAATAGATGGGATAGCACCCATGTCTTTCTCTTTGTCATTACCATCTGCAATCTGAATACTTTCTACAAGAGAAAGGTAGATAGCACGATTGCGACACCACTCTTCTGTTGAATCTAACAACCATTTATAATCACAGTTGTCAGGTTCTAACTGCTGTATGAGCGTACTAACATTTTTGTACGACTCCTCTGAAATGTTTTTCTTATTTTGAAGATCTACTTCAAGAGATTCTTTGGTTGGACACTTTTCATATGTAGAGATAAACTCTGATACTAGAGTAAACAATAATGAATTGTGGTCACTCTCAAAGTATTCCTTTTTTAAGTACGGATATACCTGACGACGATACTCATCGTTGGTAACCAAGTTCTTGATGATTGTAAACTCAAGAGAATTCATATGTAATGCAAATAAGATCCAACGATGTACTTGTGGTCACTGATAGTGGGTCTTCCCTCATGAGGAAATGTCCATAGAGGTGGGAACATTAACACTCTACCACATTTTGGTTTGACTGTCTTGATACCAGGGAATGCAGTTTCACCACCTTCCTCAATAGTATTCAAATAAATGAAGAAAGCAAGAAACCTTCTTGCACTAGCATGATCACCAACGTCTACGTGTGTAGAGAAGCGATCATCAGTACCCTTACGATACTTCTTGACTCGAAAGTCCTCAACAGCATACTTCCCTGGCATCCACTTCGTCAACTCTGTTGACAAAGCGTAATCAGAAAGGCATTGTCTTAAATTCTCAAGTAAGAATTTAGACATCTCTGGGTCTAGTGCCAAGTGATGAAACTTAGGTCTACCTTCATTGTTCACAAATTCAGGATTTGAATTTTCGTATGTAGAAATAAGATTCTTACATATTGATTCAGGGACTACATCATCATAGACCTTAATGTAATCACTCAACTCCATACTTAAACTCCTGACCTGCTGCCCAATCAAGTTTCTCCATCACTTCTTCGGTGAAATACTTTTCAGGATCCTTGAGAATAACAGAAGGATAAACAGAAGATTCACCGACGACGATACGATTCCCCTTACGGGTGAATACTCCGTACTTCTCACCCAGTTCCAGTAACCCGTAATACTTGTCAAGTCCACGTGAGTCGAAAAATAAGCGTGTTGCAACTTGTGAATTCTCCTTAGTGAAACGAGATTTGTTTGCCTTAACTTTGATGATGTTACCTACAACATCAGTTCCATCTTTCTCTTTTGATTTAGACAGATACATGATAGTAGATGCAGCATACTTAAGTCCACTACCACCACCCATATCAGATGATTCACCATAAGGATTCATGGTCTTATATGTGTGATTGGTAACGATCATAGGGATCTTAAGTTTACCAAGTTTACTGGTAATGATTCGGAACACTGACTTAAGGACTTGTGATTTAGTCATGTCACGAACTTGTTTATCATCTAGAGCATCTGTAAGTTCTTTAGATGATGCAAGCATACCCAGAGAATCAAGAACAATCAGCAGAGGTTTACGATCCTCTTCTTTTGTCTTAAGAAGATTGTCCAGGATACGAATGATTTGAGTACGAAACTCTTCAATAGTATCTACTGGGAAATGCCATACTCGATTGGCATCGAGTCCACGGTTCTTGAACAGGTCTGCTGTAGCAGCTGCCTCACTATCAAAGTAGAAAACTGCACCATCAGGATTACTATCAAGAAAGGTTTTAGCAATCGCAATAGCATAAAAAGTTTTACCAGTTGCTTGTTCTCCAGCAATAGCAGTTACACGGTTATCAGGAATGCCACCATTGACACTCCCACTCAACATAGCGTTGAGGATATAGGATCCAGTGCCGATAAAATTTTGCTCGTCACCAGTAATAATACCATCGGATACAAGTTTTGCATAATCATTTTTTGCCTCTTTAGCAAGTGTGTCAAAAATACTCATGTAAATAGAAACTCCAAGTTAACTTCTTTTTCAGTTTTCCATCCAATAGCATCAAGAATAATCTTGAGTGGATATAGGAATGATTTTTCAAACTGCAATTTATAATCAACATTCTTATGAATGTTAATCTCTGTAGGAAAATTAGAAATGAATGAGATTACATTCTCCCCAACAGTGTTTGGTTTTTGTAGATAGCAGAACTTAATCTTTTCTCCTTCTTGAA